ACAGCATATGTTTTACACTCATAGATGTATGACTTAGTGACCCTAGATTTTTTCTTGGGTTCCATGGTCTGTCTCTTTGGTTTCACTTCAATCACATAGGTTTTGATTTGACCTGTGCTCTCTTTTACTTTGATGATGAAGTCAGGGAAGTATCGATGCACTCTTCTATCAACAGGAGACACATACGGAATCCAGAATTCTTCACTACCCCACTCCATAATATTTTCATTCAGGTCACACCACTTACAAAACTTGCGTTCCCAACTACTTCGACATATAATATTGTCAGGGTTGCCCTTATATTTTCTAGGGTATGAAGGTTTGTATTTACTTTTGATGCTTTCTGGCATACATAATATATAAGGTAAAAATTATTTATAGATGCCTAAGATAAGGTCTGTAACAGACATTAAATCAAAACTACTTAGACCTGCATTAACATCTTTCTACGAGGTTGATATTGATCTTCCTAAAGGAGATGGTGTCCTTGCGAGTCGTCTTTCTGCTTTGAGAGCAGACGGAAGTGAGGATCAAGATGTGTTAAATCTGAGATGCTCAGAGGCATCCCTCCCTGGTTCTAACTTAGCAACTCTTGAGACAACCAATACTTATCATGGTGTAACTGAAAGACATGCATATAGAAGAGTTTATGATGATAGAATTGACTTAACGTTTTATGTGGATGCAGAGAAATATCTTGCAATTAGATTTTTTGAAACCTGGATTGATGGTATAATGCTGCAAGATACTGACAACGCCAATCCACCCACTGCTGGTAAAGGTCCAATTGATCCGACATATACATACCGCTCAAGATATTCTAATAATTATGTCTCTCCTCAGGGACTGAAAGTAAGAAAATTTGAGAGGGACTTTGACACATCAGGTTCGATTCTTGAATATACATTTGTGAATTCATATCCGTTTTCGATATCAGCGATGCCAGTTTCTTATGAGTCCTCATCACTTTTAAAATGCACCGTGTCTTTTACTTATTTGCGTTACGTTTTGAATGAACTTAATGATACTAATTTATTTGGATCAAGACAGACGCCTGCTTTGAATAAACAACTCGCCCAGTCATTCGCAGATCAAGCAGCATTTAATTCTTTTACTAATGCACCTGATCTTGGTCTTAACCTTTCTAAATCTCTTACGTCATCCACTAATTTCTTTGATGGAGAATCACTTCCATTTAACCCCTTCTAAATAATCGTACTGAAATAATCTATAGGATATTATGCCTTTACCAAAGATTGCCTCGCCAACTTATCACCTTGAGTTGCCATCATCAGGACAAGAAATTACATTCCGTCCCTTCCTTGTCAAAGAGGAGAAGGTGCTTGTTATTGCATTAGAGAGTGAGGACACCAAGCAGATTACAACTGCTATCAAGAACGTAATTAAAAGTTGTGTCCTTACAAAAGGAGTAAAGGTAGAAACTCTTCCCACGTTTGATATTGAGTATCTTTTTCTCAATATTCGTGGTAAGTCTGTGGGTGAAGAAATTGAAGTCAACATCATCTGCCCGGATGATGAAGAGACTCAAGTACCTGTGACAATTAACCTTGATGATATTAACGTTGTCAAGAATGAAGATCACACCAACAGAATTAAGTTAAGTGATGATTTGATGATGGAAATGAAATATCCATCTCTGGATGAGTTCATTAAAAACAATTTTGATTTTTCTGATAAGAATCAAATGGATCAATCATTTGAATTGATTGCATCATGTATTGATAAGATCTATAGTGAGGATGAGGTCTGGGCAACTGAGGATTGCACGAAGAAAGAATTGAATGAGTTCTTGGAGCAGATGAATTCCTCTCAGTTTAAAGATATTGAAAAGTTTTTTGAGACGATGCCTAAGTTGTCTCACAAACTGAAGGTTAAGAACCCCAAAACCAAGAAAGAGAGTGAAGTTGTACTGGAGGGACTGGCAAGTTTTTTCGCGTAGCTCTCATTCATATGAATCTTGAGAGCTACTACAGACTTAATTTTGCCTTGATGCAGTACCATAAATATTCATTAACGGAGATTGAGAATCTCATCCCTTGGGAAAGAGATATCTATGTTGCTTTACTACAACAACATCTTGAGGATGAAAAGTTAAAACATCAGCAGCAGCATGGCATCTAAGACACTAGATCCTATTGATATCCTGTTAGAACTGGGTATAGATCTCGATGATTTATCGGAGCAGGATTATCTTAGTGCCTTAAAAGAAGCGATTGCAACTATTGAATTTAGAACAGGTGGCAAAGGTGATGAAAGAAGTGCTGCCTTAAGAGAAGAAGTTATAAAATTAAGAAGACCAAAAGTAAAGAGAACAAAAATATCTGCGGACTCATTCAAAAAAGGAACTGCTATTGGTGGAGATAAAGGTGGTGCGCTTGTAGTAAGACCATCATCATCTTTAATTCCATCATATCTTAAACCAGAGGAAGATGAAGAAGGTGCGGAGGTAAAAGAGAAAGAACAGAAAGAATCTGTTGTCAAAATCCTTTCTGACATCTCAAAGACTGTTAAGTCAATTCTTAAAACTTTAAAGAAAAAAACTAAATCAGATAAAGAACTTGCGAGACAAAATAGATTAGCAGCAGAAAGAGAGAAGAGAGAACTTGCAGAAAAAAATCTTGAGAAAAGATTTACCGGACTCAAAAACTTTGCTCAAAAAATGCTTAAACCCATCATGGGTCCTTTTGAAGCGTTGATGAATTTTATTAAGAATATAATTCTTGGCAAAATTGTTCTTGGTATTATAGATTGGTTTGCTGATCCTGAAAATCAACAGAAAGTTCAGTCTTTCATCAGATTCTTGAAGGACTGGTGGCCTGCACTTATTACTGCAGTTCTTTTATTTGCAACACCTCTTGGAGGTATTATTGCGGGTATCGTATCTACTTTAACTGTTGCTACAGGAAAATTACTTACCGTACTTCCAAAGTTATTAAAGTTTCTTAAGTCGCCACTTGTCGTAGGACTAGGACTCTTCGCTGCTGGTGCTGCTGTGCCTGCATTATTCCCTGAGACTGTAGAAACTGAGACAGATAAAAATGTTGATAAATCTGTAGAGGAGAAAGGTGGTCAAGCAACTGCCGATGCCTTAAGAGCAGAGCAAGAAGAACGAGAGAAAAATCAAAATCCATTTATGAGATTCCTAACCGGAACTGTGATGGGTGAGGATGCAGAGAGAAGAAAGCAAATTGAGAGAGCAGAGACTGGACAGGAACCTGTCTATAAGAGTAGAGGTGGATTCATTCCAAGAGGAACTGATACCGTTCCTGCTATGCTTACACCAGGTGAGTTTGTCATTAAGAGAGAGGCAGTTAAAAAGTACGGTGTAGATACTCTCACATCCATGAACTCTATGACCAAATCATTACCATCTTATGAGGGTGGTGGTGTTGTTGATGAAAGAGAATTTGATGAGAAGGGTGAAAATTATACTACGATTCGAGAACCATCCGGGTTTGGACTTCCCTCAGATCTTGCAGGTATACCAGGCATGGGTGGAGGTGGTGGTGGCACTAATGTTCTAACCGAAAAAGCAAAAGTTAGAACCATAGGTGCTGTGGTTCGTGATATATTTAATATTTTTAGGAAAAAAGAGATTGATCCACAGACTATTTTGGGTGAAATAAATGAATCATCAGGTCAAAATCTTGCAGGTGCAACTGCTGATAGACAATTAGTCAAAGTGCAACCTGGTGAATATATTCTACCAGTTGATACAGTCACAGCACTTGGTGGTCCATCAGCACTTGATAAGATAGTTGCACAAACAGACAGTAATTCAACTCCTGCAAAACTTGGGATGAGAAGTGAAAGGATGATTCCTAATGCTCCTATGAGATCAGGTCCTGTAATTAATGTTGTCCCCATGGAGGCACCCTCTGGTAGTAAAGAGGCAATCGATCCTTCTGGTTCTATTTTACCGAACTTTAGTGCGGGAACTGGTTCAGCACTCAAAGCAAGATCATTAGGAGTTGTTAGATAATGTTAGGACTAGCATTAGGTGCAGCAAAAATGATTGGCGGTGCTGCCAAAGCAAAGGCAGGTAGGGGTGCTAGGTTTGCAAGAAATATGATGGGTCGTGGGAGAGGTGATGGTGGAGGGGGAGGTAGTGCCATAGTTGCAAGACCATCATCATCTATTGTGCCAAAACCGGATGAATCAAGTGCAATTGTCAAAGTACCTAAGGCAAAGAGAACTTATGTGCGCTTAGGGATGGAGGGACATCTCATAAACATTAGGGATAATGTGACTGCGATAGATGATTACTTGAAGGGAACAATTGCTGCACAGAAAAAAGAGATTGAAGACAAAAAGAAAGAGGGAAGTGAGCAAAGAAGAGCAAAGCAGGAACAAAAATTAGAAAAACCTAAGAAGAATCAAAAGTTTAATATGAAGGGCATGAAAATGCCAAAGACTGGTATTCTTGATGGTATATTTAATTTTATCGCTAATGTGCTGATGGGTATGTTAGTCCTCAAGTTGATGGAGTTTGGTGAGGCAATAGAAAAAAGTGGTGTTCTTCAATTCATAGGTAAAGCAGCAGACTTTGTATTGAAGTTTGGTGGGAAGTTGCTTGATAGTTTGATGTCGTTCATAGACAAGGCATATCAATTATATGATGGTCTTGGTGATAAAGTTGCTGAGGTTTTTGGTGAGGATGGTAGAAAAGCATTCGATGATTTTTCCTCTACCTTAAACAAGGTATTGAACGCGACAATCTCTGTTGCGTTAGTGGCTGCTGCATTAAGCGGTGGTATGGGTAAAATACCTGTTGACAAACAAGCAATCAAACAATTAAAAAATGTACCTGGTAAAACATTAAAACAAAAAAAGAAACTTATAAGAAGATTTGCTAGTAGATATGGTAGGAGAGCAGCTGAGAGAAAATTTGGAAAGGCAGCAGTTCAACAACTAGGTGGCAGGTTTGCTAGATCTGGTGCTACTAATCTGGCTAGAAGAACTGCAGTTGGTGTTTTAGGGAAAGCAGGATCGAGACAATTTCTCAGGAGCATGAAGAATTATGTTAGTCCTGTTGTTAAAAGAATTCCGTTGGTTGGTGCATTAATTGATTTTGCACTTAACTATTTTGTATTCAAAGAACCACTTGGAAGAGCAGCATTTATGGCAATTGGTGCTGGTTTAGGGACATGGATTGGTGGACTACTCGGAACTGCTATTCCAATTCCATTTGTAGGAACTGCAATTGGATCATTCTTAGGTGCTGCCGGTGGTGACATATTGGGTGGTGCGATCTATGATATGATTTTTGGTGGACAATCAGAGGACTCTGCTAAGCAGGTGGTCGAAGCACAGGGTGAGGCGACTGGTGATGATCAACCTGCCATGGCACCTACAGTAAGCACACCGACAGTCACAAAAACCACACCAACAGTTTCTACTGAGAAGCAGGGCAAAGGATCTCAGGCAGCACAAAAACTTAAGAAAGATTTTCCTCAGATCGGAGTCACACAAGATCGACAGATATATGCATCAGGTCTTGGATATTATTTGAAAAAAGTTGGTGCAGGTAGACCAGGAAGAGGTGATTATGGTGACCCACCAGGTGGTGATATGGAGCACCCTGATCATGGTGGTGTTGTTGCTAGTCACAGAGGTCAAGGTCACTATAAAGGTCTTGCACTTGACCTTGGTGCTAATAGTGCTACATCCGGTTCTTATACCGATGATCAAAGAAACCTTTGGCCCTTTATCAATAATTATCTTAAAAAGTATGGACTTAACAAGGAACCATTTGTTCCTCAAGTTATTCATGGACCAGGAGAAACTTTCTCTCCTAGAAAATCAGATGTCATGGGACCCGATAAAAGTCACCATGATCACTTCCACGTTGAATTTGAGGGTGGTGGATATGTTGATGGTAAGTATGATATGAATAGAATAAAAACATATGCATCATATGAAGCAGGAAATAGTGATCCAATCGTGATTCCATTACCACTTCCACAGCAGACTCCAGTACCACAAACTTATGGTGATAACCAACAAATTACTTCAGTCATTTCGGGTGGGGAGAGAAGTAATCCATTTGAATTCCTTGACTTCCAAGGTTAAATAGAGATAAGAGGTAATAAAAAATGGCAGTATCAAAGGCAGCAGAAGCAGGTTACATTAAAGAATTCACCGTTGCATCTAATGACAACAAAGGCAACATCAGTATGGTGGGTGGTCTTGTAAACTTTCAATATTTTGAAAGTATTATGGATAATACTGTAAAAGTAAGTGCTGTCTTTAATGATAGTGGTGATTCAATTAATGGAAAGACTGCTAGATCTGGACTACCAATTGTTACTGAAGAAAAAGTAACTATCAAGATAGAGGATAATAATAAAAATACTTTAGAGTTTAGTGATAAGAAAAACAATCCACTCTTTATTAAAAACTGCACACCGCTTTCTGAAGATACGAGAAAGGAAGTTCTAAATTTATATTGTGTTTCTGGTGAAGCGATTAAAAACTCAAGAGTTGTTCTACGTTCTAGATTTGATGGAAAGATTTCTGATTCTGTAAGGAAGATTGTCACAGAGGGAAACTTTAAGGGACTTGGATCAAAGAAGAAACTTGATATCGAAACTACAAAAAATACTTGTAATAAGATTCCTAATAATAAGCATCCTTTTTACTGGTTAGATAAGTTTTCTATTCAGGCAGTCTCAGAAACAAATCAAACTGAAGGGAAGAGTGCTGGTTACTTTTTCTTTGAAACTTCAGAGGGATACTTCTTTAAATCAATTGATACTTTGCTTGATCAAAAAGCAAAGAAAACTATCATCTATAATGAGAGTGTAGATGGCAGGGGAACAGATATTCCAGATGGATATGATGTAAAAGCATTATCCATGGAGTCTGATAATAGAATTGATGCTGTCGAAAAAAATAAGATGGGGACATTTAGTAATAGGATTGTTACTTTTGATCCATTTACAACTTACTATAAGGTGACTAATATCAAAGCAACAGAGAATGAATCTGCAATTAAAAAGGCAGGTAAGAATCAACCAAAAATGAATGATGAGTTTAAAAATCCAGATGTAAATGGAGAGTTTTCAAGAACCACATACTACATCTTAGACACGGGAACTCTTCCAACAGGAGATTCAAAAGAGCAGATCAAAAAGTCAGGGGAAGAAAACTTTGCGGTTGCCAATATTCATAATCAGTCTATGATGAGATACAACCAGTTGTTCTCTGCACAGATGACCATCACTATTCCTGGTGATTTTTCTTTGCACGCTGGTGATGCTATCTTTGTTGACACTCCTGAAATCAAAGATAACAAAAATGATAAAGTTGATTCCCAACAAGGGGGACTATATATTATATCAGATCTTTGTCATTACATTTCTCCACAAGACACTCTGACAAAGATGAACTTAGTTAGAGACACGTTTGGAAGAAAACCTAAAACACGCGGTTAATTAAATGGAAAGAGACATCGAGACCCATATTGAGAAGGATAAAAAAATCCTTGAAGATCCAACTATCTCACCACAGATGCGTAGGCACACTGCCGATGAATTAGAGCATCTGGAGAGATATCATAAGGAACATCCAGAAGATCATCATGATCCGACAGCATTTGAGATGTATTGTGATGAAAATCCCGAAGCAGACGAGTGTAGGATTTACGAAGATTGATGGAAGGAGGGTCATTATTTAATCCAGGATTTTTAGGTTCTAGTTTTCTCTGGTGGGTAGGTCAGATCGCTGACGATGCTACCTGGAGAGATAACATCCTGCCTGGCCCTCATAAAGACACTAAAAAACCTGATGGTTGGGGAAGAAGATATAAGGTAAGAATCATCGGTCTTCACGATCAAGGTGAAGAGTCTATTGATTCTGATCAACTTCCCTGGGCACAAATCATGTATCCTGTCACCGGTGGTGGCGGGCAAACTTCTGCAACTCATACCTCAAACCTTAGACAGGGTATGATGGTATTTGGATTCTTCCTTGATGGACAGGATCAACAGATACCAGTCATCATGGGAGTTCTTGGACATAATGTCCAGGTTCCACTATCTGCAAAGATCGGTGACAATAGAGTTACCAATAATACTCCAGGACCTCTTGCGACTAGTGGATATGCAGAGGGTAGAAATCCACCTCCCAACACACCTCCTGAAGGTGGTCCTAATCCAATCGTCCCTGATGATGATCTTAAAGTCACTAAACCTAAGTCAGAGGCACAGCAGCAGGAAGAAGCAGAACCATCTCCTGGTGCTCAACTTAACAAGTATGGATTAGATCCAAGCAAACCTTTAACAAATCAGCAATTTGCTGATATGCGGAGTGCAGTTGCTGAAGCAGAGGCACTTGAATATGAAAAGGGAAGTGCAGAATATGAGGATCTAAAACAGAGGAGAGTTGCTGAGGGCATCCGCAATCGTAAGAAAGCAGCAAACTCTCCTGTCACACCAGTTCAACCTGGACCAACACTTGAGGGTGTTGATGATGTAACTGTCATCTCTGCTGCTGACACAAAAAGAAATGATCATTACCGTCAGAAGAA